TGGCGCGGTTGCCCCAGCAAATTTGAAGACGCCGTTCCACGACATAGCGTAACCGCCAGTGCCGTCTTGAATAACCGTCAGAACATAAACAGCACCGTCAACCATATTGGTTGGCGCGGCCATCGCGCGGCTGGCTGTAATAGTCACGCTAGTCACCTGATTAGCAGATGCGTCCCAGCTAATGCTTGCAGCGTCCGTCAGGGTTGTCGCGTCAAAGTTTTGTGTGGCCGAAAATTCTTGGGCAACAGACAGGCCAGCAATAGTGGCATCAGCGTCAGGCACAGTCAGGACGCGTGTTGTGGCGGTTGTGATGTTGCCAGCGTCAATGCGTACCGCTTTGGTCAGGTCGGCAGGGTCGGCTAATGTAAACGTATCCGCAAGGGGCTGCGTTCCGGCGTTCATCTTGGCCAGCAAAGACATCATCGACCGAAGCGAGTCATTTACTGAACTTGGAACCATTGTCCCTTCGCCCAAATCTATCGATTCAATGTCGACATTGTTGGACGCGACAACGTCAAAATCCGTGATTGCATTTTTAGCCATCTCTTATTCTCCTAAGCCGTAGCCTTATTTATAGCATAAATCTAGCGCACGCGCACCGCACGACCGTCAGATGTCTTGGCAAACGTCACAGGGTTGCCCTGACGATCCGTCACAGTCTCATAGCCGACGATGTTGCCACCAGCCGCCATATCTTCTATTGAGCTGGCTTGGGCAGAGCTGATGGGTGAAGGCACCTGCTGAGATAGTAGGCCGCCTGCTGCTGGCGAGCGCATAGCTTTTCCAACAGGTGGCAATCCCTTGCGTAAGGCTGCCTGACCGAGAGGCGTGTAAAGAGAAGCACCTAAAGCGCCACCTATAGCGCTTGTAAGAGGAAAGCCAAATTGCCCGCCGGTAAGTCCTGACAACAGCGCTGTACTTGCAATGCCCCTTGTGGCCGTTCCGCTGTCTGGCAACTTTGGCCCCAGAACATCTCTACCGGCTCTGCCGAACTGCTGCATAGCAGCCTCGCCGCGAGCAAGTTTTGTGCCTTCTCTGCGACCCTCGCGCGTGATTGCCCGCTGCAATTGAGCTGGGCTAAACACACCCTCAGTCGCCTCAGCAGCTATTGTCGCTGTTTTGATTGGAACAATTCTGCTATATGCAGCGTCAATACTTTTTAGCTGAGAGGCGGCATCAGGCATTTCTTTAGCCAAAGCGTCAGTAATGTCAGACACAACTTCATTCAGCGCCTCTCCCAGATTTTTTTGATACTTATCTTGAGAGGTTATAAAGTCATACCCCTCTTTCCTGATAGCTGACTGAGCTGCCTTAAAGTCTTGCCCTGTTAACTTGCCATCCTTTACCCTTGGCTTTAGCTCGCGGTTCAAGATATTTTTTAACTCTTTTAGCTCTGTCGGCTGCAATCCGGCTCCAAATTTTTTAACCAGTCCGTCCACAGTCTGGGAATACGGCACGCCAGAAAATCCAAGCGCTTTTTGGTAGGCGTTGCCTATCTGATCTATGGCGGCAGAAAACGCCTCGCTGCCCTTCAGGCTCATTGGGATTTGCACACCCATAGGCTTTAGCGCTTCGTTTATTGAGGCTGGCCCAAATTTTTCGACAGCTCTGGTTTGAGCCGTTCTTATTGTGTCGCCAACCAAAGGCACGCTGGAAATGGCCTCCTCAAATCTTTTTGCGCCGCCTCCTATTGATTGCCCAATAGTTAGGGGGATGCCCTTAGACATTAAGTCTTTAGCCCTCTCGCTAACCACTGGTGCCACCTTAGCCAAGCCAGCTCCAAGCATACCGCCGGTAGCCGCGCTAACCGGCACGTCAGACACTTCTTCTGCTGCACCCGCGCCGTAAAGCGCCCCACCTGCACCGGCTTGCTTCATCGCGCCTTTTATTCCAAGGCGAGTAAGCAAGGCCGCCAGCCCAACACCAGATGGCACACTGGCAGCTATCTCTGTGCCGTAAGCCTCAACAGGGAAGTTAGACCGAAACTTATCTAAGCCAGCCCGAATTTTGTCACGCTCTTGCTTATAAGTTTCTTCGCCAATTAAGCTACGGACAAAAGCCTCAGCCTCATCAGCGGTGCCAAACGAAATGCCCTGAAGCGCAGACCGCCCAAGACCAGCAAAGTATTCTGGCGTAAAGCGCTCAGGAGATGAGGCCTCAGGCGCTGCGTCTCCAGTGCCTATCATTCTGTATCCTTGAGCCATTACTCAGTAACCCCCAAATTTCCGTTTAGCACAAAATATTCTCCAGCGGGCAGGTTTAATATTTCTTGCTCTGAGTACACAACATGAGGGAACCTTTCCGAACCTACTTTAGGCGCTAAAGATTTTGGTATAATATTTTTATCATTTAACCCAAAAGCCTTGGCTTGGCCTGAAATTGTCTCCTCAGCTCTAATCTGGCTCTCCACAAAAGGCTGGAAAGTTTCTAAAGCTGTTTGGTAAAAGTCTTTTCTTACTTGATCTGGGAGCTTTTCGTCCTCGCCTCGCAGAAGCCTATTGTATCTAACCCCAAGAGACTTAATCAGCGAACCAGCTCCCGCTGCGGCCTCATACTCCTGCCCCCGAACCACACTTTCTGGGTCAAGTGACTTCATAAAGTTAAATATCATAGCAATGTCGGTTGAGCCGCTTGGTCTTTTTGACAACGCGTTTGCTGAGATTTTTTCAAATGCAAGCATTGCTTCTTTGAATGGCTTTGATTCAGCGCGGAACTGTTTAGCAAACTCTATCTCTCTATCGGTCATTTTTTCAGAAGCAACTTTTGCAGCTTTCCCAGAAGCGCCCTCAACCTCAAGCCTTTTTAGCTCCAGCATCTCAGCGTCATATGCAGACTTCGCTTCATCAAGACGCTTCTGCCTTTGCGCTGCTGCCAAAGATGCCGCTAGTTTTGTTTGACGATCCTCAGCGGCAGTATAAGCCTTCGTTCCGGCAGTACCCATACGCCCCAAAACCTGACCGAGCGAAACCGGACGGTCTTGCCATCCAGACGCCTCAAAGCCAGCGGCGGCAGCGCCTAGCATGCCTTGCGTGCGTGGCTGCATTAGCTTCTGGCCAAATGTCATCTCAGGCGCGGGCTGGCCAGCCGCTGCGGTTGCAGGGGTTGGCAAGCCAACCTGACCGGCCTTTGGCGTCAAGCGTGAGGCCTGAGCGCGTCGCAAAACCTCCTGCATCAGCGGCGATAGCTGCTGGTTTGCCAGCATTGGCGACTGAGGCGGGGTAGGTCGAGGCAAAGCCATAGGTGGGGTAATCCCCTGAGGCGTTTGATATTGGCGCGTAATGTTTGCCTGCGGCACAGGCGCTCTGCCTTGCAGCAGTCGGTTGAATCTGTCGTAAACGCTCATGCCCTAACCCCTAACCCAATCCACCGCCAAGACCACCAAGCAACGCGCCTGTCATTGGGTCAAAGTTTGCCATACCGGCAAGCTCTGCCCCACCTAACGCGCCACTGAGTATGTTTCCTGCGGTATTGCGGTAGACCGGCTGAGTGCTTTGCCCGCCGACTGTTCCACCCTGCACACTCGCCATATAATTAGCCAACGCAATTTGCGGCTGTTGCTGTTCAAAGTTATAGCGGTCAATGTCGGCTGCTAACTCCGCCATAGACTGAGCCTCACGCGCACCGCCGACGCCAGCAAGCGTATTAAGATCGGCATAACCAAACTCACGCACCGCCGGAGCCATAGCAATAGCGTCCTGTTGTGCTTGGTAAGCCATAGGCGCAAGCGCCGCGCCCAATGCGCCTTGCTGGTAACCTGACCCATATCGACCGGCCTTAGCCGCCTGAGCCTGAACCTGTTGGACTGCTGGCTGAAAAGCCGCAGACATTAACGGATTTGTACCCATCAGGTTTTGCATCACAACGTCTTGGACAGCCGGAATAAGTGGCGATCCGTCCAGCGCCATCTGACGTGTTCCCGCAAGAGCCATTTCGGATTCAGGCGAAAAGCCAATGGTCGTGGAGCCGGGGTAATAGGTTGGCTGGTTTTGATATAGGTTTTTGGCCTCAGACAGGCCGTACTCTAGAAATGGCTGCGCATACGCTGGCGCGTTAGTCGTCTGGGTAATTTGTCTGGTGTCTCCACCGCCGCCTTTACTCATCTCTCAAATCCTTTGTCAAAACCACCGACGTTGCGGTGTAATCTTTCAGTTGTCTTTGCCAGCCCTTACGTCCATTGATCTCCATCGCGTCGCAGCCCTGCGCCTTAGCCCAAACTGCAATAGACTTCTCAGCCTCAACCAGCTCATCCAAGTCACCGCCTGCAAGCCAAATGCGGCACACGGTTAGGCTGGGGTAGTCAACAACTTCGGTTATAATACACGACTTTTCCAGCGGATGTAACTGTGCCTCACCAACCGCGCAGGCGTGGTAAACATCTTCTATTGAGTGCGTGCCGCCGGAGTATTCGAGGGCATCCGCAATATACTTACGGTGTCTCTCAAACTTCTCTTTCAGCCTGTCTTCAGCCGATAATAAGGTAGGCAAATCTTGCATCGTGTCCCTGATTGTCGTGGTTAATAACCATAGTGCCATCTACGCTTGTGCTATCTACATACGGATTGTGATGCCAAGGGTCGTGATCAACTCCGGTAAAAAACACTAGGCTAGATGTTGAATAACGCGGGTCTTGCACAGTGGTCTGTGTTGTGTTTGATGGAAACGTAACATAGCCAACGCTATTTAAGCCGCCGTTGATTGTGCGGTTTAGGACTTCGGCAATCTCGCGTGTCGTAGCCGTGATCGGGTTTAATATGCGAAAGTTGGTGGTGCGCTCTGTAGTTGTCATCGTCTGCCAACCTGCCTGACCTCAGCGTCAATTCCGTGGGCAAAAGACCAATTTCCAGTAAGCTCCATTTTCACCCTGTGGTATCTGTCAGCAGCCCTGAACGGCACAAAACCATCTGCATTTGTGGAGCCGCCAGCTTGAAAAGACACTGTGTCTGTTGGGGTTCCTCTCATGCCTATAGAGACATTTACTGCGCCGCCCTCGTGATAAGGATAAATTCTTGTGACAATACTGTGCTGCCCCATACTTACAGCAGCCTCACCTGTCACAATTGTTGCTGGCAATGGGTCGCCTGTGAAAGTAAATATTTGACCGCCCACAGCGCCCCCAAAGAAAAACTCTCCGCCTCGAAATAACTGGCTATCTAATACAGTTGTCAATCCGTCAAGCGTTGCCGATAAATTATCTAGCTGGTCTAATGTGTATCCAGAGCTGAAAAACGGCGCAATTAGGTCAGTTTCAATATTGGCAATAGACCAGCGCCCTAAAGAATAGTTATAGATCAAAAGACGATCAGGCCGTCCTGTTGTGCTGGCGGTGCTGGCATAAGACCAAATCGCTATCTGGTTAAGCGGGTCAACCGCAGAAGTCATCTTTCCCTTGTAGGCTGGGTTAAAGTCTCTGGCAAAAAACTTGTCTACTTTCTCGTTTCCAATA